TGGCTAAAATCAGGCTATATTTCAACAGGCCCACGGGTTCGTTGGCGTATTCTTGGTAATGAGTTTCAGATTTGGCCACCATACAATACCCTTGAATATTTAGGTTTTGAGTACCGTTCTAAAGGATGGGCTAGAAGCGTAACTAATCAAGTAAAGAACAGCTTTACAGCCGATAGCGATACAACCGTGCTTGATGATTCAATTATGGTATTGCTGACTAAACTCAAGTATTTCCAAGTTAAGTCGTTTGACACTACTGCGTTAATGCAAGACTATATGCGCTACTTAAATGTAGCCAAAGCTAACGATAAAGGCTCTGCTACCCTATCCTTTGCACCTAGCCCAAGTGCTGTGCTTATTGGCTGGGCGAATATCCCTGATACTGGCTACGGCAGTTAATTATGGCAGTCGCTAAAAGGTTTACTGCCCTAACTGCATCTTTAGCTAGTCCTATTGGTGGCTGGAACGCTAGGGATTCACTAGCGGAAATGAACCCGTTAGATGCAGTACAGATGGTAAATTTCTTTCCTACCCCTACGGATGTGACTTTAAGGCAAGGTTATACCCGATATTCCCAAATTACCACTAGCACGGGCGTTGTCAGTATTAGCACCATTACATTCAATGACACGCTTGTTACGCTTACAACAGCGTCAGCACATGGGTTATCAACAGGTACTTTTATATCTATTACGGGCGCAACCCCGTCAATTTATAACGGTGTATACCAAATTACTGTAATTGACAGCACCACTTTTACTTATAGAGTATCTTCTGTGCCTACAGGCAACGCTACTGTAGTAGGTGCATACACCATAGGCTTAACAGATAATGTAGAAACGCTGATGAATTACAGCAGCCCTACGGTTCAAAAGCTATTTGCCGTAGCTGATGGCAAGATATATGACACATCTACAAACCCAGCTACCGTAGTATTTAGTGGGCTAGATAACAGTCGTTTTCAGCACATTAACTTTTCTACTGCTGGCGGTAATTTTCTAGTTGCTTGTAACGGTCAAGATGCCACCATGATTTACGATGGTACACGCTGGTTTAGATTGGCAAATGTTACCGCAGCGCAAACAATTAGCACCCTTACCAGTTCAGGCACAACTGCTACTGTAGTTACATCGGCAGCGCATGGTCTTGTTACTGGCAACCGTATTACCATGTCAGGGGCAGCAGAAGCCCCGTATAACGGTGTTTTTGTCATTAATGTTACAAACACTACAACCTTTACTTACACGCTTGCTACGACCACTACAAGCCCTGCAACTGGAACGCCTGTTTATACCACTTTGGGCATTACAGGCATTAATAACAATCGGTTTGTTAATGTCAATTCCTTGCAAGAACGCATTTATTTTGTAGAAAAAGACAGCCTAGACTTTTGGTACTTACCCGTAGAATCTTTGGGCGGTGCAGCAACCCAATTCCCGCTTGGATCAATAGCCCGTAACGGTGGATTCTTACAAGCTATGGGTACTTGGACTATTGACGCTGGTTATGGTGTCGATGACTTTGGTGCATTTATTACTTCTATGGGTGAAGTTATTGTTTACAAAGGAACTGACCCTTCAGATGCTAATGCTTGGGCTTTGGTTGGTGTTTGGCAGATAGGCCAATCGTTTAATCGCAGGTGTTTCTTTAAATTTGGCGGTGATTTACTGTTGATTACGCAAGGCGGCTTAGTTCCTATGGCTGCTGCCCTGCAATCTAGCCGTTTAGACCCCCGAATTAACCTGACTGACAAGATTTTCTATGCAATGAGCCAAGCGGCTACTTTGTATGCAACTAATTTTGGTTGGCAAATTAGTTATTATGCTGCCGCCAATATGTTGATTCTTAATGTGCCTATTGAAACTGGTTATGAACAGTATGTAATGCACAATATTACTAAGTCATGGGCAAGATTTACCAATATTCCTGCTGTTTGTTGGGAAATGTCAGGTGGCGAAGGTATGTTCTTTGGTGCTAATGGCTTTATTGGTAAATTTTACGATGGTTTTAGCGATCAAGGCAATAATATTGTAGGAAATGTACAGCAAGCGTATAGCTACTTTGACAGTCGTGGTCAATTAAAACGGTTTACATTGGTTCGCCCTATTTTGCAGACAAATAGTACAGTTCCTACCGTTTTATGCGGTATTAGCACCGACTTTGACACCATAAACCTATCAAATGAAATTACATTTAACCCTAGTTTATCTACTGCAAGCACATGGGACATTGCTAAATGGGATCAAAACGCTTGGGGATCAGGTCTTATCGTAACTAAAACATGGCAAGGCGTAAACGGTATTGGCTATGCTGGTTCAGTTAATCTAAGCGTTGCATCGCAGGGCGTGGACTTTCGCTGGGCAAGCACGGATTATGTAATGGAAAAGGGTGGTGTTTTGTAAATGCTTTGGTCAGCCAATACATTGGAACTAAGGAATGTTGCTGCTCAAATACTACAAAACGAAATAGGAGTTCAGCCTTGCGGTGATTTACAGGCTATATTTTGGGCTGATGAGAGTGGAAAGATTGAGTGGGTAGTAGGTTATACGGCATTTATAGGTAAGACTTGCCAAATGCACATGGTTAATTTAAAAGGTGGATATACGCCAAAACAGTTGTTAAAATCGGCTTTTGATTACCCTTTTAATCATTGTGAACTGGAAAAAGTATTTGGAATAGTCAATAGCAAGAATGAAAAAGCTATGGAATATGACCAAAAAATAGGCTTTAAGGAAGCACACCGTTTTATTGGGGTGCATGACGATGGTGGTGACATTGTAGTTTTTGAAATGGACAAAGCTGATTGCAGATGGATCAGGGAGCGTAAAAATGAGCATATTAAGACACTTTAACAAGCATCACGGTTATACCCATGAGGGTAAGCGTACACCTTTAGGCGGTGGTAAAGGCGGTGGCGCACCACCCCCACCTGATTACGCAGCCGCAGCCCAGCAAACTGCCGCAGGTAACTTAGATGCTGCAAGGCAATCTACTGCCGCTAACCGTGTAAATCAAGTAACCCCTTATGGAAACCTTGATTACGCCATTACTGGCGAAGATCCTTACGGCAATCCTACATGGACAGCCACACAAACTTTAAGCCCTGACCAACAAAAGTTATTGGATTATCAAAACCAAACCAGCATGGGTTTAGGTGAATTAGCTAATCAAGGTCTTAGCTATGTAAGAAATATGCTTAATACGCCTTTTGACACCAGTCAATTGGCTCAAATGCGCTCTAATGTAGGGCAAGAAAACTTTAGCCGTGCTGGCAATGCTCCAAATTTGCAAACATCTATTGGTCAAAACGCTGGCATGGAAGGATGGGATCGTGCAAGCAATTTGATGATGCAACGCCTTGATCCTCAATTACAGCGTCAACAAGAGCAACAAGACGCTAAGTTAGCAGCGCAGGGCATTCCAATTGGATCAGAAGCCTATACCCGTGCCAAGCAAGACCTTGCAATGCAACAAAATGACCTTAGAACACAAGCCCAATTACAAGCGCAAAATGTTCAGCAAAATCTGTTTGGTCAAGAGTTGCAAGCTGGGCAATTTGGCAATCAAGCCTTAATGAATCAAAATGCAACGCAATTGCAAAATCTTGGCTTTAATAACCAACAGATTCAACAATTATTTGCTAATCAGATGGCAAATGCAAACTTGTCTAACCAAGCCCGTCAGCAAGGTTTACAAGAACAAGCCTACTTGCGTAATGAGCCATTAAACACTTTAAATGCGGTGCGTAGCGGTTCACAAGTGACAGGCCCACAATTTGTTAATTCGTTTAACCAAGCTACAACGCAAGGCCCTGATTTATTGGGCGCAAGCCAAATGGGTTACAACGCCCAAATGGGTGCTTATAACGCCCAGCAAGCAGGTCAAAACAGTTTCAATCAAGGTTTAATGGGATTAGGTAGCGCAGGAATTATGGCTTTTTCTGATATTCGATTAAAACAAAACATTGAACCAGTTGGCGTTTTGGCAAACGGCTTAACTTTATATAGCTATGAATACATTGATAAAGTAAAATTACATCCATTAGCAGGTGAAGGTGTACAGGTTGGCGTAATGGCGCAAGAAGTTGAACAAGTTTATCCATACGCTGTTAAAACTCTTAACGATGGCTACAAAGTCGTAGATTACGGACTATTACCATGAACATGAATCCATACGGACAAAATCCTTACATCCAGCAAATGCAGCAACAAAATCTTGGTGGCATAGACCCAATGTACCAAAACATTGGTGGGCAACAAGCCAACCAAAATGCTGCTCTTGGGCAACAAAATCAGCTAATGAACCAAGCAGCCCAATTAGGGCAACAAAGTGGCGGTGGCGGCATGAACCCAATGATGTTGGCTATGGCACTTAGAAACGGTAAGCCGCAAGGCGATAACTCTATGTTAGGCGCAAGATTAGACATGGCTTTGAACTCTAAAGCGTCACCTATGCTACAAGATGAAGTTTCTCGATTAGGCAGCAGCACATCTAACCCATTTAGTAACTACAACATGGGTACTGGTGGATTTGGAAATTACGGGGAATAATTATGGCTAATGGAACTTTACCACCCGAATTATTTGCACAACAGCAGCAATTAAACCGCCAACAACAAATGGCGCAAATGCTGATGCAACAAGGTACACAGCAACCGCAAGGACAAATGGTCAGCGGTCAGTATGTGCGACCTAATATATTGGCACAATTAGCCCCTTTAGCCCAACTGTACGCTGGCACACAGATGGCAGAACGGGGTGATAAAAGAGCATTGGATTTAGCTGCTCAATTGCGTAAACAATACGGTGATGAAGTTAAAGAATTCCGTAACCTTATGCAAGGTAAAGAACAACTTGCGCCTGAACAAGCAGGGCCAACCCAAGACGGTCAAGCTATTTCCCGTGAAATGGTACGGGGCGCACCTAATCCACAAGCTGCTTATGATTTTGCTGCAAGCGCATATAACCCTGCATTGCAAGCTGCTGGTATGAAAAAGTTAATGCCTGAAGAATTTACCTTATCTGAGGGCGCAAAACGCTTTATGACAATGCCTGACGGTAGCGTTAGAGAAGTAGCTGCTGGCGGTCAAAAACCCCGTGCGCCATTGCAAATTGATACTGGCACGGCTATTGAATTGCGTGATCCTTCTGATCCAACAATAGTATTGTCAAGAATACCTAAATCACAAATGCCTACTGCTGGTCAAGTAGTAGAGCGTGATGATGGCACTTTCTTGGTAGACACTCGTACTGGTCAAGCTAGACCTGTAATGGGTCAAGGTGGACAACCATTGACAGGTGGCGGCAAACCTTTAACTGAAGCACAAGGCAATTCTGTAGCTTTTGGTGCAAGAGCCATTGAATCTAATCGCATTGCTACTGACTTGGAAAAACAAGGGGTAAGAAATACAGGTGCAATTCGTACCGCTGTAGGTGGTCTTGCTGGTATGACACCGTTTATTGGTGAGCAATTAGAACAAGGTGTTCGGTCTACATTTAATGTGTTGCCATCCGTAACTGGTGGCCCAAGCGAACAACAACAGCAAACAGAACAAGCCCGTAGAAACTTTGTAAGTGCTGTATTGCGTAAAGAATCAGGCGCAGCAATTGGCGTAGACGAATACAAAAACGAAGAACGCAAGTATTTTCCACAGGCGGGCGATACTGACAAAGTTATCAAACAGAAGCAAGAAGCCCGTAAATTGGCAATTGAAGCACTTAAAGCGCAAGCTGGGCCAAGTGGTGTACGACAAATTAACCAAATTGTTAATGCACAATTATCACCACAAGACCAAGAAGCGTTAAGTTGGGCTAACTCAAACCCAAATGACCCACGCTCTGCACAAATCAAACAGCGTATAGGAAGATAATATGGCGTTTGATCCTGATCGTTATCTTGCCCAAAAACCAGCACAAGTTTCAGGTAGGTTTGACCCTGATGCGTATTTAGGGGTAAGTCGTGGCAGCAACATTATTAATACTGATGTTCCTACATTGGTATCTGAAACGCCACCCCCTGCCCCTATTCCTGAAGCACCACGCACTATGATGGATCGGGTAAAAG